TTGCCTATAGAGGGGTCGATGCAGTATAATTGTTTGATGTTCAAGTTATCAAGCAAACTCTGAGCGTTTAAGCCTTGTCCGAAACCAATCTCGCAACCCACCAATGGTTTATTACCAAACTGTTTTTTAAGTTGTTCTGTGAAGGGGCGGGGCATACGATGAGTATAAACGTGGATTGCTTGCAGTTCAGTGTACATAATGGGGGTTAAAAGTTTAGTAACGCCATATACTAATCGGCGGCGGGTAGACGCAGTTTTAGATTTAAACATCCAGCTTAGGTTAGGCAATTATTTTTTCTCCTTTTTGTAACTGTAATAGCTTTCGCCTTCAGGTTTCCAGACATAATGAGGTGTACGTTCTCCGCTGTAGATTGTCCATTTTTCTGGTAGTTGTTCTGAGGGTACGCGGGTGAGTTTGCATTTGCAGGTGTCAGTGTTCCATAGGGTTGTGTGGACTTTAGGTAAGATTAAATCTTCTGAGATTACTTCGAGGTCTGGAAAAATGTTTCTTAATTGATTGCCCGCAAATAGTTGATCTCGATAGGTTTTGCAGTAGTCACATTCGGATTCTGCATCTTCATCCTCATATAGCCAGAAGTCGTATAAGCCGAACCATGTGGCTTTACCCCGTAAATCTTCAGGTACCCAACTGTCATTTATTACTTGTTGAATTGCTCTTGCTATCTGGATTATCTGTTGGCTTCTCCTGGGTGTTAGGTTTTGCATTTGGTTTCATCCCCTGTTTAGATTGTACAAGAAAAGATTCACCGTTGAACATATCGGATTGATCTTTCCATTCACCCGCCCCATTAGGCAACGGTCCAAGTGGTGGATCATGTTCACCGCGAACCTCATCTTTACTCATATACCCAAGTTTCTTGGTGTTAGCGTCTTCTTTGAGGTTAGCTATAGTTGCTTTATCTAAGTCGCTTAATTCAAACGCGCTGTTCCAAACAATCTCGTATTGTTCTGCGGTTTTATGGCGGTAATCACGCTTCAACGCTCTATTAATAACTGTTTTGAGGTTGTTTAGTTTATTATCGGTTGCTTGCTGCTTTGTTTCCGTGGATATCAATGTTACTTGTCCTGATGTAGATAAACAGGTGATTACCCATCGGATGGGTTCTTCACAGTAGCTGGTTTGGTCTCGGCTTATGGCTTTGTAGTATTCTTGTTGATTAACTTCTGACCCTGTGACTGCGCCTGCTTGGGCACCGATAAGTTTAGCCTGCGGATACCCTGTAGCAATCGCGATTTGCTGAATGTTCTGCACATAGAATGGGGAGGGATCAATCGCAACCCCCGAGGCACCGATAAAGTCTATGTCCATGCCGTCATTTTCTGAAACACTGTTCTGTGCTATGGCAATGTAGGTTCGACTCATGAGATTAGTGAATGCGCCGCTTGCGCCCCATGTTTCTAATTGTTCTCGTGTGGTGCCTGTGGGGAACTTGATTCTTGCGAAGCCGCCGCCGACGCGGTACATGTACTGCGCAGCACCCCACCTTATGTTACGTCCGCAGGTCATGTCATCCCAAACTTTATCTAAGACGCTGGTGCCGTCGCCTACTTCACACACGCGAGTATAATGCACGATAACGTTATCTGTGAGGGCTTGCCCGGATTCATTCAAGTTCTGCCGATACAACTTGTAAGTTAAAGGTTTACCGTAACGGGGCGATACTGGGTTAACGTCGATGCTGTCTACAGAGAACTCTTTTACTTTCCATTCCCTGTAGGTTTCGGGGTAAACGGCGAGTTGCATCAGTTTCGCGGTATCCGTTTTAGGTGTTGCTAATGCCTCTACGGTTTTCGCGTCAGTAAACGCGCCTACTAGTAGGCTGCGTCCATAGATGCGGGCGGATTCCACGGCTTTGCGCAGATACTTTTTCGCTTCAAGTTTGGAGAGTTCGCGTTGGATGCTGCGGTTTAATGCGGGGTCGGCTTCTTCAGTGTCGGGGTCTTCGATAACGAACCATTTATCCAGCATATCGGATGCTACGATAAACGTGAGGAAGTGACAGATAGGTTCGCGGCTGGCGGCGTAAGCGCGGTCTTGGTCTGTGATGGAGTCGCCGAAGCCTGCGCCGTAAGCGGTATCTACTTGGGGGACTTGTAAGCCGCCGTCAACAGCTACGCTGCTGGTGGGGTAGAGGATTAAGCCGCCGTCTCGGGTGACTCGGAAATTGGGGTTTTGAGGCATGATAGTTTTGTCCTGTTAGTATAACACGAAAGATGGGTTAGCTTTAGATCCGGAACCGATAATTTTTGAAACAACCATTTCCACACAGTCGATAGCATCGTCATGTTGTCCACGTGGAAACTGCACCCACTCTGTCCAGAATTCACTACGATTCAAAAGCAACGGATTAACTAGCACCCTTTTTGCTTCAAAATGGCTGCTCATAGGAATAAATCTTTGCTCTTTATTTTTTACTGTGTTTAGGGGCACGATTGGGTAACCTTTTAATTCGGGGAGTTTTGTTAAGAGTTTCTGCCAGAACACGGTTTCCATGAACATTTTAAGGGGTTTATAGCGTTGCACAAGTTCTGGCAATTTAATTTTTAGTATAGTGGGTAAATCGAGGTGTTCAGCCCAAACCTCTCTTAAGTATCCTTGGTTCCGTTGTTGATCATAAGCTAATACTGCTATGCCGAAGTAGTCTGATTCACCCATTGAAGGATCTATGCCGAAGTAGTGGCGCATGCTGTCAAAGTTAGGTTGGTTAGATGTAACGACGCCTAAGGAGTCTGTATTTGCTTCGTTCCATGCGTGCAGCCATGAAGATTTTAGTAAACTACCTTCCATAGCTGTCGGATCGTTTTGGTATTGGCAACTAAAGACGATGCTTCCGACTTCATTCTTTTTCTGTAGCAACCGCTTATATGACCAGACTTTAGGCCATAACACGTTAGGTGCTGCGCCTGCTTCGATTTCGTTGGGGTTCTGGATGGCTTTAAAGATTTTATGTTGCCAACCATGACCGCCTTCACTTAAGGGCGCGATTAAGCTGCCGTATAAATCACCGTAGTGCCAACGGGTACCTAACACAAAGGTGCCACCCCAAGGAAATAACGTGGGGAGCAAAACTTTAAAGAACCATGTATCTGCCCGTTCAAACTGCAGGGGGGTTCTTACGTTTTCTTCATCTATAATGTCGTCAGCTATGATATAATCGAAGCCATAACCTGTTAATGAGCCGCCTAACCCTACACCGCGCAGAGTAGGAAATTTGCTTATGGTTTTACGTTTAACAAAGAACTCGCTATCAGTCCATTTTTGTGGAACTTCAGGTTTTAAGTTGCCAAATACATCTCTATATCTTTGATCGTTTTCTATGCGGTTTCTAACTGTGGCTACGGTGGCTTCTGCAAGGTCCGCGGTTTTAGAAACTATTAATCCCCGTAGTTCTGGATAGTTGCCTATCATCCAACTGGGGTAATTGATTGCGGCGCATTCGCTTTTTGCGTGTTTGCGGGGGGCTTCTAGGTGGAATTGTTTGATGGCGTTCGGGTGCCACTCTAAAGGGCTAAAATGGTTTTGGTTGTTTTGGGGTTGAAGTAAATTGTAGAGTTCATCGTGAAACGGTGCGGTGTCGGTGTAGCCTATGTAGCGGCTGAAGTAAGCCAGGTTACTCCGGGCTAATGCTTGTCTCTGCTCGGGTGTAAGCTTCTTCGGCTGCCAAGATTGCTCTACGGTCATCCTCATTCATCTTGTTTAAGTCGATTGTTGCGACTAAAATTTTTTCTTTTATTTCACCTTTAAACTCTATTTTTTCCGGGTGGAATCTTAGTTTAAGCTGGGTTAACATTTTAAGGGCTGATACGGGGTCGCGCCGTTTAACTTGTTGGTAGAGACTCCACCATTCTGTGTTGATGTAGGCTGCTTCTTCGGTTTCTTGCCATTGCTTCCAATACTCGTATCCTGTAGTACGTGATATGCCTACTTGTGTGCAGGCTTGGGTCATGTTTTTTTTGTGCATGAGTAAGTTGACTAGTTGTTGGGTGCGTTGTTCTCTTTCTGTTTGGGCTGGTGTTAGGGTTTGTTCAGTTTTGGATTGTATTGTTTGAGTCATTAGATGAACGTTCCTTCATTACATGTTTGGTGTCTTTG